AATGGTGCTGCTGGTGGTGATACGCCACCGGGCCAAGCGGAAGGAGCCACGCTCGTCGGTGACGTGCAGAGATAGGCGATACCGTTGTAGACGACGATTTGGCCGTCCACGTAATTTCCGGCCGCGTAGTCGCCGCCGTAGATCAACTGATTTTCTACGTCCGTCAGCGTCTTGGCCGTGATCGTCGCAGCGACTTGATCCCCGGCGATCACCGTCCGCGCGCTCGATCCCTCCTGCGCCCGCGCAAGCGTCAGCGTGTCGGTTGAAATCGCAGTGCAGCGAGCGATTTCAGCGTTCGTCGTCAGCGGGATCACACCTATGGGCCAGATCGTGACATTGAACGGAGGCGTAGGAAATTTCGCGCCGTCACCGGCTGCAACAACGAGGCTCGTTCCGCTCACTCCCGGCGAGGGAGGAGTCAGCACGGTCGAGTACGCGAAATTTTTGTGAGCATCGGGCATCTAGTCGTCGTCTGTCGCCTCGGCCCAGTTACGTTCAAATTCATCTGCCTGGATTCCGGTCGGCACCGCGCCGTCCACGATGTAGTAGTCACCGGGCAAGACAATGACGCCGTTGCCAAGGTCTTTCGGTTTCGGGCCTTCGTTCTTTTTCACTTCGACCAGCGGCGAGCGGATCGAATCCAATTGATCCTGGTGCTGCTGTTTGACCTTATCGAGCTTCGTTCCGTGATCGCGTTCCAATTGCTCCATGACATGCCGGTGCGTGTGCTCCAAGTCATCGATCACCTGCTGCTGAAATTCTTTCGCTTCATTGCGCGTCCGCAACGTCCCTTCCCGTGTTCCCAAATGAACATACTTTTTCATAGCGCCCTCACAATTCTATTGACGATGATCGTCGGTGACATGTTCAGATGCGCTCCACCGCCACCCTGGGCAGGGAACGTGTGACCGTGGCCGCTGTCGGAATGGTTATGTGCAGTATTACGTCCGCCTGAATCGCCGCTGTGTCCATGATCGGACGAGATGTAGCCGGTGTTGCTGACGACCGTAGCACCATCACCCGTGGAATTATCGGCAGGCTTGATTCCCCAGCCACCGCCAGGGCCACCGTAGCCGACTCGCTCCAAGTGATTCTCGTTCGAACTGACGCCGCCTGTCGTCGTGTAATGCGCATGATCGGCCGATTCCGTCGCAAGATTCGTCGTGCCGGTCGCAATCGAATGCGAGTGACTTGGAATTTGTGCCGTCGCAAGAGTAACACCCTCGTTGCCGACGGCTGCACCGAGCACCGTTCCCGCCGTCCCTGAAATAGCTGCTGTAATTCTGGAAGCGGCAGTCCCGCCCATGTCGTCCTTCCCGGCAGAGATACGACCGCGCTTGTCCGCGATATTGAACGTGGTCGAGCCGTCACCAGAGCCGTGCGGGTAGCTGGCAGCGGATGCGAGTGCAGCAAGCGCCGAGTACGTAGTCCTTGAAATTGCTTGGCCGTATTGGAGCAATGCCCACGATGGAATCTGCGCCGCTCCGTAATCCCATTCCAGCGAGTAGCCGATGGGAACGACAATCACCTTGCTGTCGATATCCTGCGCCAGATTCTTCATGTCCGGCTGCACGTTCGGAACATCGGTCGGCTCCGGATAGCGCAATCCATAGAGCGTCGTCGTGCCCACTAGAGCGCCCTCACGATCTTGTTGCAAATTATCGTCGGCTGCACGTTCAAGTGGGTACCGCCACCACCGTCGTTGCTCGATGTGTGCCCGTGCCCGTAGTCGCCGTGGTTGTGTGCCGTGTTCCTGCCACCCGACCAGGCAGAATGAGAATGGTCGGCTGAAATCCAGTCGGTCGTGTTCTGCGAGTCGGCGTTGTTCGTCCAGTCCGGCAGACGATCCACCCACCATTGGCCGTCGTTGCCCTGGCCGGTATTCGCTTCCATTTCATGGTAGTGGTTGGCGCTGACGGTGCCGGTGCCGGTCGAGTGCGCGTGATCGGCCGACTCGGTGCCGGTGTTCGCATAGCCGGTACCCAGCGAACCGTGCGAGTGACTTGGAATTTGTGCAGTCGCGAGGGTGACTCCTTCTCCGCCGACAGCCGCTCCAAGAACCGTTCCAGCCGTTCCAGAAATTGCCGCTGTAATTCTATTTGCCGCCGTTCCTCCCATGTCGTCCTTGCCAGCACTAGCACGCCCGCGCTTGTCTGCGAGGTTGAACGTTGTCGATCCGTCGCCGCTCCCGTGTGGATAGCTCGCACCTGCTGCCAGCGCAGCAAGCGTTGCGTATGTCGTCCGTGAAATCGCTTGCCCGTATTGCAGGAGTGCCCAGCTTGGAATTTGAGCAGCACCATAATCCCATTCGCTCGACGCACCGATGGGAACACCAGGAATCTTCGCGTCCACGTCGTTCGCCAAATTTGCCAGATCGTTATGGACGACCGGCGGATCGGCCAACTCGGGATAGCGAAGTCCATAATTTGCAGTCGTTCCCATCAGAGCACCCGCAAAAACTTGTTGACGATGATCGTCGGCTGCATGTTGAGATGAGAACCGCCGCCACCCGTCGCATTGATCGTGTGGCTGTGTCCGTTGTCGCCGTGCGTATGCGCTGTATTGCGACCACCGGAATTACCACTGTGAGTGTGATTCTGGTTGATCCAGTTCGTCGTGTTCGGGAGCGTCGTCGTCCCGGTTCCATGACCGGAGTAGCCAGTCAAGCGCTCGACATAGAAAAGGCCACCTGGATTCGAAGGGTATGTCGTGTTGGCGTGTTCCAGGTGGTAGTGATTTGCGCTGACGCCGCCGAAATCGGTGTGGTGGCCATGATCGGCGCTCTCGGTCGCGAGGTTCGCAACACCCGTCCCAACACCCCCTGTATGGCTGTGAGAGGGAATCTGAGCCGTTGCCAGCGTCACCCCTTCGTTTCCTACCGCCGCGCCCAAGACGGTGCCAGCGGTGCCTGAAATCGCTGCTGTAATTCTGGACGCCGCAGTGCCACCCATATCGTCCTTGCCTGCTGAAAATCTCCCCCGCTTGTCCGCGACGTTGAACGTCGTAGAACCGTCACCCGATCCGTGAAGATAACCCGCAGCGGATGCCAGAGAATTCAGGGCCGCATAGGTCGTGCGTGAAATCGCCTGTCCGTATGGGAGCAGTGCCCAGGTCGGAATCGCTGCCCCCGCGTAATCCCATTCCAACGTGCTGCCGATGGGAACGGCAGGTAATTTCGCATCTGCATCACTCGCCAGATTCTTAATGTCCTGCTGGACATTCGGAGGGTCGATCAGTTCGGGGTAGCGAAGCGCGTAATTAGCTGTGGTTCCCATTTGCGTTCTCGCTCGGCACTTTCCAGATGGTCACGATTCGCCGCGAGCCTGGCGGCGGTGTGTGAATCGTATTCCAGCGAATGTCGAAATTCGGCACGGGATCGGTTACGTCAAGCTCAATGGTTCCGACTCGCTCGATGATCCGGCAAAAGAAGTCGCGAATCTCGCTGTCCAGTGCCGTACCTGGGGCGAGATTCGCGAACAACTCCTCGATTTCACGCTGCGGAGTCCAGATACGCCGCAGCGCTTCGACTGGATGGAAGCCACCCATTATGAAATTACGAGAACGTGATTTGCGCCGTCAGCGTCCACGTTCCCGATGCCTTCGTTCCGAGGGACGCCACCTTGCGATTCAAGTTCGTCGTGCCAGTCGTGAAGCCTGCACCGGAAGCCGTCGTCGCACTGGCTGAAATTGACCATTCCGCCCAGGCGTAGTTCGCCTCCGTGCCGGTGAAGTCCGACTGGAAGCTCACCGTTTGGTTCGTGCGCGACGGATAGGTCGCGTTCTGTGCCTTGTAGAAGCGGTTCGTCGCAGCCTGCAATTCCGTCTGCGTGGCTGCCTCTGCGGTGTTGCTGTCACCGACGCCGACGAATGCGTTCGCATTCGACCACGGATTCGTCGCCGTCTGGTTGGAGACGACGGTGGCGATCATCGTCATGTCCTGCAAGCGCTGAATTCCCTCGTTCAGCAGGAGGTTGCCCTGGATTTCAGCGCACTCTTCCGGCTCGCCGACGATTTCACGCAGGACGGAGCTTGGAATCCCCTCGTAGATCGGCATCAGCCGGGGAATGAGCAGCGTCCGCGTCGGCGTCTGGATTTCACGAAGCTCGGCCGGGACGTGTGTAATTCCAACGCGCTCCAACTTCTTCGCCGCGAAGTCACACGCCTCGTCCGACCACTTCTCGCAAATCCAGACCGTCTGGTGACGGAGTGTATCGGAATTATGCATTTGCGTCACCCGACTTCCCCTCGTCGCCGGTTGCGAGCGCCGTGTAGTCGAGCTTTGCGACGGTGCGTAGTTCGTCTGGCACTTCCTCACCCGTCGCCTCCAACTGCGCGATCAGCCGACGGGAATTCTCCACGACGCTGCCGATTGTCGGCATCGACGGATCGGGAATGATGTGCGAGAAGTGAACGTCGTCCTCCTCGCCGCCGAGTGACCCGGCCTCGACCAGAGCATCGATAGAATCCTCGCTCTGGCCTGCCGCCTCCAATTCCTCCACTGGAACCGGATCACCCGGCTTGTAATCTTTCTCGATCACGGGGAGATGCAGGTACGTCAGTGCCTTGTAGCTCGTCACCGCCGCTTCCTTTGGCTTGGCCATGTTCCTCCTTCCGGAATTTCATGGGGGCCACCGCCAGCCCCCTTGAAATTTTACGTCGGTGACGTGGACAGCGTGATCTTCTGTACCGAGTTGGGCAGGTCGAGGTAGAGGCCGCGCCGGACACGCGCAACCTGCTGCCCTTCGATCAGCCGTGAAATATCGGCGGGGCCGATATCGATGCGAAGGTCGTGATGGACAAGCTCCTTCATCCGGAAACGCGGCATGATGAAATAGCACGTCCCGGCAGTGACGCCCGGATACGTGTAGTTCTTGACGCCGTTCGTGAGCGTCGCCCCGTTGTAGTAGATAATTCCCTCGACGGGAACACGGCGCAGCGGGTTGCCTGAGCCGTCGAGCACCGGAGTCAGCAGCGAGTCCTCGATCTGGAACCTGTCCGCCTCGTTCGCCAGAATCCAGGTCGGCACACGCTGCGGGACTGCGAGAGCCGCCGTGCGGTACGCCTGCTGGAATTGGACGAGCGTGTTGGCGACGAGCGAACCCTGGCCCGTCACCGCCGCCGTCACGTTGTTGCCCGTGAACGAGTAGGCGATGATCGGTGACAGATGGATGTGGTTGAGCAGGTAGTTGTACGCTCGGCCGAACGCACGAGAATTCATGCCAATCTCGTACGAGCGGTCGAATTCGATCATGTCTTCCGTCCACTCGAAACCGGCCGCGTAGGTCGCGATGGGCACGAACGTCGGTGCCCCGGTGCGGGCGAGTGTCCCGAAGACCACTTCGCCTGCTTCGAATTTCTGGAAGAAGACGACGTTCGCATCGAAGAGAACGTCGCCGCCGATCTGTACCGACCCGCCTGGGAACGGCCCGTTCACGCGGTCGAAGAGCGGCTGGTAGAGGAGCGGCACGTCGGCTAGGCCGGTGTCGATATCGAGCCGCACCTTTTCCAACAAGTCCATCGCGCCCTGCGACGTTGTGATCATTTCGCTGACCGGCTGCAACAGGTCGATGGCCATCGAGTCATTCAGGAATTGCGGAGTGAGCCGCGACTCCATCTCGCTGACCGTGAGCGTCTGCACCGACGCGATTTCACCGACCGTGCTGGTTCCAGTCCAATTCCTGTGATTCAGGTTGGAACTGGGATCGCGCTCGCCGTCGAAGACGGGAACGATTGAGCGGGACGCACCTTCCAGCGGACGGAACGTGCCGTCGTGCTCGATGGTGATCGTCCCGCGCTTGCGGTCGTGCTTCGTGATCGAGTCCATCGTCCGTGCGTCCGGGATCAGGACTCCACCTTTGCTTCTCGTCATGTGAATTCCCTCCCTTACGGCCCGACGTTGAGGACTCGGACTGCACAGTAGTTGTTCGCGTCTTTCGCCTCCTCGACCTTGGCGACGGGTGATCCTGTCGCCGTCACGGTCAAGTCGGTGTCGCCGCGCTTCAGGCCCGCGCCCGCCGTCCAGTAGAGGAAGTCTCCGACGGCCGGTGCTGCGGCTGCCGGAATTTTCACGTACCAGACGCGATCCGGAGCAATTTCCAGATCGAGGGTGCGAACCGTGTCGCCGGTCGCGATGTGCGTCAGCGCGATGCCGTTCCAGCCGTTGATCCGGAACAAATCCCCGAAGGGAAAGTCACCGGCAGGAGCGGTGACGCCGCCCTGGGTGGCACGGCCATCATGCTTTAGCTGCCCCATCGAATTCCCTCCCTTCGGTTATTAGCTGGCCGCGTCGTCTGCTTCCAGAGCCGCGACCAAATCGGCCTTGTTCATCGAGGAGTAGCCTTCGACCCCACGCGCCGACGCCTCCTCCTTCAATTGCGCGACGGTCATGTCGTCGTAGCTCTCCGCTGCCGTGCCTGCGCCTTGAAGAGCGGTCTGCAACTCCGTCTGCGGAACGCCGCCGGTCACGGTCGTCTGGTAGCCCGCACCGTAATCGGCTGCAATTGCAGACGGGTGATCAGCCGGAAGCGCCTCCGGGTTGAGCGGGTGCTGTTCGAGCGGGAGCAATTGCCCCGCCGACGTGACTGGATCGGGCGATCCATACTGAGGCGGGCCGACGATCTGCGCCTCCATCTCCATGTTCTGATCCTCCTCCGAGAGGTACGGGTTGTTCAGCGCCGATGGCGTAGGCAATTGCGGGGTGGGATGCGGCGCTCCTCCCTCACCGGGCTGGCCGGACAATTCCAGAGTCGTTTCCGGAATGTGCTCGCCCGCCGCGATGGCGTCGTCCTGCGGATTGAATTTCTTCTTCTCTGTCTCTCCGTTTGACACGTTCCCTCCTTTCTAGCGGGCGGCAGAACGAACGCGAATCGAAGTCGTCTGCATCCCCGGCTTCAATTCGCGCTGGCTGCCACGCGGCGTCTGAGTCTGCGGAGGAGTGGCAGGAGTCTCCTCCATCTCGGACACGATGGCCTTCAGGTCGTCGGAGTTGTCGATGACGGAATTGACCATCTCGCTGACGGTCTTCTCGTCCTTCTCCTCGTCGCCCGTGAGAACGAGGTTGGAGTCGCGCATCTCGGTGGCGATCAGGGAGCGGACTAGCTGCCGGTCGCGCTCCTCGCCACCCTTCAGCTTCTTCGTCAGCACCTTGTCGAGCACGGAGTCACGCAGAGCCTTCCCATGCGCGCGAAGCTGCGAAATTACGGCCTGGACGGTGTTCAGGTCGTCGGTGTCCTCAGCGAGTCCGAGAACCTTGCGAAATTCCGGGATCAGGTCGATCACCGGCTTCTGCTTCTTCTCGGTGTCCTCCATCTCGCTGACCTTTGTTTCGAGCGGCTGGCGGGCTGCCGACTCGATTGTCTGAACGAGTCCGGGATTGTGCGCGCGAAGCTCGTTCTCCTGAAGTGCCGAAATTTCCTCCGGCTTCACTTCGTTACCTCCCTCCGATTCCATTTCACTTGTGAGTGAGCCAACAAGTCGCGCACTCATCCCGGCCGTTCTCGGCCGAGCCATGTCGATACTCTCGATTACGAATTCCTTGATCTTCACACCTTTTTCGAACGACTCCTGCCGCACCTTGCCTCGCCACGAAACGGATTTCACAAGACCACGCTTGAAATAGTCCCGTGCGCGCGTACCCGGCAGGACGTACGCCTTGACGGCGAGCTTTGCCGTGTCTCCCGTCCGCAGGAGCTTTGCTCCGAGCCACTGAAGCTGAATCGGCGGGAATTCATAGGCATCGTTCTCGGGCTTGATATGCCCCTGGTAGCCGACGATTGCCTCACCACCCCGTGCGGAGTTGTTGATTTCAGACACGACCGCATCGAACAATTCCGGCCCCCAGTACCGCTTCGACTTCGACCAGCCTGACTCGATCTGAAATGTGGCGAAGCGGGGATCATCATCGCCTTCCGTCACGCGCTCGACTAGATCGACAGGAAGCG